GTCAGGAATACCAAGTGCTTCTTCTATCTCTGCAATCTTTGCAATCGCTTCTGCTTTCGTAGTATATTTTAAATATTTCATGAGAATTGTGCAGTTGTAAGTCCGTATTTATTAGTAAGGTAAAGTCGTACACGGTTTAAGTCGTCAGTTCCTAGTTTAGAATCCCAGTGAAGCATTTCGTAATATTGCCCATCGTGACTGAACGATCCAGACTTAGCAATCCAAGCCATACTCCGAGAACTTCCACTAACATAAGTCTGTCCCGATGAAATGTTACCACCCCCAACTGCTAGGGTCACGGTATTAGCTGTTCCGTCTACAGTTCCCCGTTGGGCTGTCCACATTTCGTTAGTTAAATAAGGTGCTGTACCTGATACTGTTTCTGCTGTGTACCCGGTAGATAGCGGTCTATACGCACTGTCAGTGCCGTCACGAACGTGTATTATATAATATCCGGAACCGCCAGCAGAAACTATCCCGTCTGCTTGAGACTGCCTCTGCCCTACGAATATTTGCGTAAAATCACATGAGATGGTTATAGCGGAATTTAAAACATAGTATTCATTATCGAACGACAGAAAACCACGATTGGCATTGTCTTTGTAATAAGTAGGTTGGTAAACTGCATTCATTTGAGCGGCGTCATTACTGTTACCTGAAATATCTGACCAAGTTGCTACCGTAGTACCCGTATCTGGAATTGCTCCAGCACCTGCGATATAGGTGGAATTAAAATGCAGCAGAGGTTGTGGGCAATAATAAGGCAAGCTACCATCTGTAGTAGTAAAACCCATCGCATTCCCGGTATAGTGTAGTTCGTTGCTTGTGGAATATTGAAGACGATCCGAGTCATACAACTTCCACGCAGAACCAGACCAGACAATAATTTGGTTTGTGTCTTCTTGGAAAACGGTGTCACCAGCGGATGGTGAAGCGGGACGAGCCGCCGTGTTAGCGCATGTTTCTAATGTACTTGCCATGATGTTTTAAGAGTTGTTGTAGGTTTGCCAATTTGTGCCATCGCAGACGTAGAGGTCTTCAGTGTCCGTCCCGTAAGCAATGACGCCTGTGGCGTCTCCAGTGCGCGCGAGGATGTTCGCTTCGGTGTCTCTGACGTTGATATTAAAGCCACTGCCGCTCGGAGGAGGAGGAGCGGGAGCGGGAGTGTCTGGTTCGGAGAGTGTTTCTGAATACAAAGGACTAGGCGCACCGGCGTATTTAAAATTACCAACTGGCGAGTTTTTAAGAGAATCGGGACGCCCAGCTAAGGCGATGTTACCGGGATGTGAATCTATTATATCTGTATCCTTCACGACTTTTTAAGCTTCCAGGTTTCCGGGTCTTTAATCTTTGAATTTTTAACCTCGATCTTCAGCGTTTTCTCCGCGAGAGCCATAGGCGATAAGCTTTCCAATGCGTTAACGACAGCTTTGAGTGCAAGAGTCTCCTCCGGCGGGGTGTCTCGATCGAGCATTTTGGTGAGATACCGGGCACGCTCCTTCTGAAAACGCCTATCAAGATGGAGAAAAGCTTCATCAACGGTCAGTCTTTTAAGATCTGAAAGCTGATCGAATATAACAATATCGGTCATGCAACAGAAGCGGCTCTGTCAGTTGAGTCAATAGCTCCGGTGAGCTTATTGTAACTTGCTCCAAGAGCTCCGCCAAAGAGCGGGTAGAAGTGTCCGTACATGCGCTCGGTGGTGCTTTGCTTAGCAACCGTGCGACGATCGAGTTTTCTTTGCTGCTTTGCAGTGACAGGTTTTACTTTGCTGTGGCTGTATTTTTTAGGTGCGGGTGCGGGTGTTGTAGGTGCGCTCATAATATTATTGTTGGTATTGGTTCATTCCTTGAGGGTTACTATTACCCATACCAGCGGTAGCCGCTGCGACGCCATCGGTTGGTGCTGGGCTTTCGCCCTGCGCAGCATTATCGCCAAGCATCTTGGCAATCTCAGCCTCGGTCTTCGGATCGGGCGGAGCTTCCTGCGGCAGTAGCTCGTCAGTCTTCTCAAAGCCCATGGCATCGAGAATACGTTTAAGCATGGGTCTCATAAATGGCCGCATTTCAGGCGGCGATTGGAAATATCTTTCCTGGGTCTGCAAGGCGAGGTTCGCTTTTTCTATCGCCCTTTGACCTTGGTCCTGCGACAGCATGACTCGGACATTTATCCCGATATCTCTGATCGCTTCCGGAGTCATGACTCCAAAGGCTCGGACATCACCCTCCATGTATTCGAAGACTTCCTCCTCGTCCATGGTTGCCATGGCGACCTGTACGAGCTTGGTCAGATGCTCCTCGAATCCTCTCACAATTCTACGCATCCAGCGACGGCCGATTTTGGAAGCTTCTCGAAGGGTTGCTTCAACTCCGGTTGCTGTGTTAGCGGGAGCAAGAGCCTGATAATCTCCCTGTGCCATGTTGCTCACTCCAAGCCAGAGCTGAACAATACCGAATACGAAATCGATCAGTTCCTGAGTCTTGATGTCAACATTTGGGATAGCGGAGAATTGCAGGAAGTCATCAATACCATACTGATCCTTTAACTCGAAGATCTTACCGGCATGCAGTTCAACATCCTCGGGCTCATCCTCTACGGCCTGCGGGTTAACACCTACGACCGGATTAGCAGCGAGCTCATTCCGATAGCTTTGGGAATTGAATTGTTTATCAACATACTCCTGGAAGCTGCTGATTCTTTCGGGAAGACTGCGGCCACACCATTTATTTCTTTCCCGTCCGATTGATACGGCGGTGTAAGGAACTTGGTTGTCGGGCGTAAGCTTAGCCACGAACTCGTAGTAAATTGGTTTCTTGGTTTCGGGATCGATGAATACGCAGAACTCCTGAGGAGTACCTGTGCCAAGAACATCACGCTTCATCCAGCATTCCAGAATCTGTACGCTTGGGTTCTCCTCATTATCAAAATCAAGATTTTCCGTACGCTCCTCGTTCTTTTCAATCGGACTGCGGGGGTTGGCATCTTTGTTAACCAAGTTGTAAAAATCACCAAATGAGCACCACTCACGCTCAAGGAACATTTCTCTGACCCAGCGCAGATCTTTGTCGTAAAGCTCGACAACAATATCTGCGTCATCCACAGATTCTGCGTCGCTTGGGCAAAGGAAACGGTCGCTGTCTACGACCTCCGACCTAGGGCCTTTGTACTTAACCTGTTGGGTTGGGACTCCTTGCGGAAGCGGTTGGAATTGGTGTACGCCCGGAGTCATTACGAAGCTGGGATCAGTTGCAAGTCGAAGCTCTGATTCTCCGGTCATTGGATTCATCTCTGGGATGAACTGAGACTCGCCCTCAATGATTGGTCCTTCACCGGGGATCTCTTCAAACTGTCCGGTCATGTTATTGAACAAACCGTTACGCTCATAGTCATACCAAGTAGAAACATCCTCTTTGTATGTGGATTTAAGGACTAGGGCTCTTTGTATAAATAGATGGAGGTAGGACTCTTCCAGACGCTCGCGGGTTTCGGCTTTGTCCTCAAGCTTCCAGTTGAAGTACTTGTCGAAGGCTTCTGCCATGTCGATGTCCGCAGCACCCTGAGCTTCGAACTTAAAGTATGGGCTGGTTCCGGTGATCTCGTCCTCGGCTCTGGCCATGAAGTGATCGACCACAAGAGAAGTCATCGGAACGGAGAGGTTGGACTGATTAAATATTCCGTCGTACCCTACCCGATCAGTTCGATCATTGTGATACGCTTTCCAGGATACTTTGTCGTTCTCTATTCTTTCGCGATTATCTTCCTTCAGTTGCTCAACGCGTTCGAGCGCGTACTTAACGAGCTTCTTCTCTTGTTCGTATGATAATCTTAAATTGGTTTGCTTCATATAATTCCTAGCTTTTGAGCCTTTTTATTAACCTCAATAATCATATCTAACTCTTTTTTCTCCAATTCCTCAATGCGTTGCAATTTTTGCTCGTCAGTTAATTTGGATGAAGATTCTATCTTTTCTTTTGCCCTTCTTATTTTGCTCCGGGTTCCGTCCATATTCTTAACTGCTGGGAGCAGGTTTAGATATTTTTCACGAATTTTCCGCACTTCCGCTGCTGCACCTACACCCTTTGCGTTTTCTAGCTCTGATTTTGCGGTCAGTACTGCTTCCCGAGCATTGTAGTAATCTCTTTTAGATCGGGTTCCGTATGTTGTGTTTCTGATAAAACGATTAACAATAGGCGTTTGATTAATCCCTATATCTACGCGGGACTCAGAGTCGAACATCGGAAATATACCAGACCCAAACATCCAGTTAATTATCTGACCAGGTCCTCCAGTATAGCCTAATGCTAAGTGCTCCATCTCTGACCCGCTCATATCAAACTGATA